CAGATAGCATAGACTTTATCATCTGCACCAGAGTTGTAATCAACAAAGTGTGTTTCAGTACCAGTTGAATCAATCTTATCTACATCATATCCATCGTGTAGTAGTACACCATTGTTGCTACCCCATTTGATAGAGCGTAGTTGTTGAAGGGCACGACCATCAGAACCAATTGGATGTGTAGTTACGTGGGCTTGGCTAGTATCCTTAAGTAAGGTTGCCTGTCCCTTAGTCCATACGTTTACATTCTTGCTATCTGTAAACCTATGTGTAACTGTCTCACCAGCAGATGGGTCATAGAACTTAATGCCAGTGCCACCGTGAAAGGATGATTGACTTCTAATCCACCAGCCAGTAAGTGATTGCTCACCTGGCTCTGCACCATTGTCAAACTGGTCCTTCTTGTATGGTGCTGTCTGCCTAATGTATGGGCGTGCATCACTAATAGCATAGAAGAATGGTTGTCCACCTAATGCTACGTCATACGAGTCAGAGGTATTCTGCCAGTATGCGCTTGTAGATACGATACCAACATCAACAGCAATTGCTTGATTGGCACGACCTTCGGTAATATCACGACCAGCCACAGT